GTGGTTATTGGACTTTCTTTATGTGACCGAAGATGGTGCCTCGGTATTGCCTAGCCTTCTGAATGGCCTCGTCGGCGCATGGTATACAGAGGTAGGCGAAATCGTTGGCGAGCGTGTCCCAGTGGGCATAAGCCCTGGCGATGACTGGGGCGTTACAGTTTTGACAGATTGCCTTCTCGCACGCTCGGTTCAAATTCTCGTTGTCGAGCGCCTTCAGGCGGACCTGCAAACAGTAGCTACACAGCCCCGCCAGCAGCTCACGCGGATCGTAGCTGTGGTTACAGGTCTTGCAGAGGGTGCGGATTAGGTGGGGGACTGAGATGGCGGTGCTCATCGTTATCGATTACCCACCGTACGAATAAACCCGCCGCTTCCCACGATCCTCTTTGGCCTTCGTTACCATCTCATGCATCTCCTCAGCACTGTAGCCGCGACGGCCACGGGGGCCGGTGGGCACAAACTTACCCTTGATCATCATTCCTGAGACAGGACGTTCACCAATGTTTAGGTGTGCTTCTCCTTGCATGACTTCCGGGTCGGATGCGGCGGATCGCTTCAGTTGGTTCTCTTGTAGGCCGCGAACACGTTGGGTGGATTGACGGCTGGTAAACTGATTGTAACGCGCCGCCTTCTCTTCGGGCATCCACGTCAGAAACGTATCGTTGCCTCGGCGGATGCCTTCGGGGTGGGCCGCATCGGTGAAAAGCTGCCAGCCGTGGTAGTTCTTGCCATATTTGGTCCATTTGGTGTCGGACGACCAGTGCCAGCGTCGATCAGCATAGGCCGTGTTGTCCTTGACATCTTTGGGGACATGCAGCGGTGATAGGGTTTGATCGCCCTCCCACCACTCCATCGTTTTGTCGTCCTTGGTGCGGGTAAAGTGATCTAGCTTGCGGTCGAGGTCGTCCTTTACCACTCTGGCTGCTTTGGCGGCAACAGCAGACTTTGGTTTTCGGTTGGCACGGGCGGCAGCGAGGTTGTGGCCGCGACACAGCCCCGACTTGGTGAATGCTGGTTTGATGCAGCCTTCGTGCGTACAGTTGCCTGTGCTCATCTCGGAACACTCATTTCTGCAATCGCGTTGTCAGCGATGCGGCGGAACTTGGCGCGACCTTCGGGCGTTTCTAGGCTCATTTGCGGGTAGAATTTCTTGAACATCTCCCGCTTATCCGGTTGAGCCATCCACGCTTCAGCGCGAGAGTCGGTTGCACTGGGAGGAGGCGGAGGCAATGCGCCGCCTGTTCCCGGCAGACCAGCAGCAGCGGCTTGGTTGCGTGCGACTTGCTGAGTCACCTGCTGGGTTTGCGTTTGCTGCTGAGCGGTGCGGCGACGATCTGCCAACACCGACTTGGCTTGTGCAATGGCGTGCTCTTGGGTGAGATTATCGGACACGGCAGCCCAAGCCGGATTCGATTTGATAACCGCATATTGCTGGCGGGCCTCCGGCAACAGGTCGGGATCGGCGGCAAGGGCCTGCTGAATCTGCATCTCAGAGAGGGTCTGGTGCTTGATGACATTGGCGCGTTCATCTGCGATACGAGTGGCGACGGTCTCAACAAACCGGCGGGTGGGCTCATCAAACTGGGCCAGCAGTGGGTCAGGCGGCGGCGGTTGCTGTCGCTCCTGCATCTTGGAGCCAAGGACTTGCTGATATTGCTGGTTGAGCTGAACCTGCTCGTCCAGCTTCCGTCGCATATCCGCGACGACATTGCGAAACGGGACCCCGCGTTCGTCGAGGGGTTCTGGAGGCGGAGGCGGTGGAACCGCTTCAGGTACAATCGGAACCACTTCGGGTACGAGCGGCTGAGATGTCACGGGTGCCGCTGCCGGGATAGCTGCTACGTCAGGCATTGCTTCCTTTCATTTGAGTCACGCTCTATTGACGCCAGAGCGAGGCGGGATTTGAAGTCTGGCGGAGCCATATTTCTCAAGATAGGCGGTGATTCGTCGAGGATTGATGCGATAGCGTTCGATGACGCCCAGCAATTTCTGGTTGCAGATTCGGCAGAGGATGCCTCGCACGTTACCGCTTTCGTGGCAGTGATCGACAGCGTGTCGTCTGAATCGGGGCGGTCGCCCACATATCCCACAGCCGCCGCCTTGTTCACTGAGTTGTTGTTCATACCACTGGATTGACTTGCCACAGCGGAGTTGACGACGTTGCTTTCTTCGACGGCGCTTCAACAAATCTTGCGCTTCACCGGCTTCGGTCGCTTCGTCCCAGCAGCCAGCTTAGACAGGGTGGCGCGAGTCATGGTCATTTGCTAATCGGGGATACGTTCTTCCATGACAAGGTTCAAATCTTTATCGTAGTAGCGGTTTATGCAGCAGTCCTTTGTTGACCAACACACACAAAGAAGTGGCCCAACCGCACAGGTGGAAAGGTATTCACAACTTTCATCAACCCTAGGAGGCTGTAGCCTGCTATCGAAACTAGTGAACACTCTTGTCATGGTCATTAGAACGAGACACCATCCAAGATAAGCTGCACTCCTTCACAGTCGAGACGTAGAATCGTGTGATCCCCGACTGCGTCGGTGTGAGGTTGGCAGCGCAGCAGCCCCGTTGGCGTAGGGCCATAAAAATCGAAGCGGAAGGTTGGTGTCAACACTGGCTGCAACGTAACTTTCTTTCCATCTGTCTTTAGCACCCGAAACCACGCTCCGCCGTCTTGTGTGGGCAGCAGCAGTAACGACAGCAGTAACAGTTTCATTTTGTTATATGACCGAAGTAGCTGGTTACGGTCGCCTTCTTTTCACAGGAAGGGCAAACAAAATCCCATCCAAATACGCTGGTGGTGTCGGTGAGGACGTTAGAGGAAGATGTAGGATACAGATTTTCCGACTGTATGTCCGCAGGCACAGCGGACACTTCATATGCTACATTGCAGCAGGTTATTTTCATGGTCGAACACTCTCAACGACGCCGCCCGCCTTAAGTTCGCGGGAGATTTGCTGGGGCAGGTTCAGCAAAAACGTAAGATTACGCCGCTTACCGACAGCGATGCCATGCTCAAAGGAGTCGGGATTCTCGATGTCACGGTCAACCTGCACCGCCACTTTGGCGAGACGTTGTTGCATCTCCCGCCACACTGGGTGTTCATCGAAGGTTTGCAAGTCGGTAGGGGTGATGTTCATAGCCTAAGCCAGATTAACGCCGCCGCCATTCAGCAACCCAGCCGTCATGTTCTGCGATGATTCAACAGGTGATGGCTGCCGGGGTGGGCCGTTTGACTGCGTTTTCTGTGAGGCGGTGGGACCGTCGCTGCCTCCGCCTGGTTGCTGACTGGCCACCTGACCTTGAAGCATCTGCTGCATCATCATCTGCTGCTGAATGAGTTGCAGGTGTTTCTCGATGTGAAGCTGGATGCGCTGAGGGGCAGAGGGATTCATCGTCACCATGCTGATGCCCGGAGCTACTTCTTGCTGAAGCTGCTGGAGCAGCATCGAGTGGGCGGCGATGTGCTGTGGGTGATTGTCGAGAGGGTTGGGGTCGAGTGCCTCGCCTTGAAGGAGGCGGGCATTTTCCTGCTCAGGCGGCACCGGCGGCATCAGCTTCGATACGTCTGGGAGGATGGCTGCCACGTCCTGTTGCCCCAGCTTCACCAGCACCTTCTTCAGTAGTGCGACGGTGAGCTGCGGAATCATCATCGGCTGAACGAGGGCAAAGGCTTGCATCAGCTCTTGCGTCTTCTGGGCGCGGTTGGAGATGGCGGTGACGGGGCCAATGTCGAAGTCATAACTCCCCATCATGTCTTCGTCCGTCATCACGTCGCCAGGGTCGGATTCGGTGACGCGGAAGAAGTAAGGCTTCGGCAGAAACGCTCGATCCATGTCCCAGATGAGGTGCAACAGCTCCCGCAACGATTCGCGTTCGAGGCGGATGTCGAGCAGCAAGTTGACATTCGACTCAGCTTGTAAGAGCTGCTGCTGTCCAAGGGTGCGCGGCGCGTTGGGCATCGAAAACTGGCGACCAAGCTGCGGGTCGGTCAATGATGTCAGTCGCTCTGCGAACGACTGGAGTTCCTGAATGAAGGAGACGTAGGGAGCAAGTTGAATCTGGCCGAGGTTGACTATCTGAACACCACGGGCGTTGGCGGTCGGGATGGCGGTCATCGGCTCAATCTTGTGCTTCTCCGGGTCAAAGCCGCTGCTGGGTTCGTAGAAGATGACAGGACCAATGCTGCCCTCGCCTGCGCTGACCGCCAGCCGATGAAACGCGTCCATCTCCTGACTGATGGGCTCCAGCAACTCAGCGTCACCAATACCCCACGGAGAGTTCACATCAAGCGTGGCTTTGGAGGCGATGAAGTGGGTGCGGCCATCAGGGAAGATGTCGATGAGTCGGCAGACGCCTAGCAGACACTTCCGCTGCGGCTGATAGAAGGCTACGATGTCGGTAGCCCGCTCATCACCACCCTTGCCGCTTTCATCGACGTTGAGGCGTATCTTGCCAAACCAGTTATGAAGGACCAGCTTGCCACCGGGAGCGATGGGCTGGGTTGGTGCACCGGCCTGCACCGCCTTCTCATCGCTCACGTCCCCTTCAGGCATCGACGTGTTAGTGTCCGCAAGATGGCGTAGCTCTTCCAGCTTCTCAGCCACATACGCAGCGTCCAGCTTCCCCTGGTCACGAAGGTCCAGCACCTCTTCGATGCTGACGTAGATGCGACGTAGGAAGTCGCCCTCCAATATGTCGCTGTTGGTCTGAGGGAAGAACCAATCCTCGATGTCTTCGACTCGCGGGTCCGGGCCGTCGAAGTCGATGACTTCCTGCTCAATCTCCTCGGTCTGCGGCTGCATGGCGGGCACCTGCCCAAAGAGGCCGCTAATCTTGTCAAGCACCTGCTGCATCACCGGCACCTGCTTAACCACCGTCTTTTTGACGATGCGCTTCCGCGTCACCCATGGCACGAAAAGGATGCTGATGCCAAAGATGCGCTTTTGCAGCAAGTGAACATAAAGGGTGCGGAACAGTTTCAGCGAATTCTTAACTCGCCAATTCATCCACCTCTGTGCCTTCTCGGCGCGGGCTACGTCGCTTTGGCCGATGGGAGCGACAACAATTTCACTCTCTTCGCCCAGCAGCACATCCATCTCTTTTGCCAGCTTGGCTTTGACATTCCAAGGGATGAGCGGGATACTAAAATTGCTGCGGTCTTCTTCAGGGAAACCGTTTGTCCCCATCCCATTGCGCCACAGTCGATACAGGCGGGCGAAAAAGTTTGTCCGTCGTTCGAGGTCGCTACTCCACTGGGCGTAGCAGTCATCGAGGCGCTTTACGAGGCGCTCACGGTCGAGTGGGGAAAGCGGTAACTGACTAACGGAAGGTATTGGCATTAGTTGCTATACACACTCATCCCACCGCTGTCTGTAAGGCGGCGGTGGTTGGGACGAGATGCGGATAATGCGCCGGACGCAGGCACGGGTGATTTGTGCTGGAGAGGCGGCGCAGCCTCTAACATTTCATTTGCAATCGCAAGAGAGAATACGCTGTCGTCGTGATGACCAGCACCGTGCTCGATACGACCGTCAGATTTGACAACAAAGGACCTAATCTCCCGCTTCGTCTCGTCGCTGTTCACAATCACGTCACCCTGCCGAAGCGCCATGTCAAGGTTGCTCATCAGCGTCTTACGATTCGCCTTCGTAGTGCGCCATCCAACCTTGGTGGTTGGACGCTTCGTTGTCTCATCCATTACTTGTTGTTTGTAGATGAGATGTTCGGGGTAGTTGGCGTTACGGAGAGTGTCAATGACGTGCAGGCCATATCCGGCGTTGGATTCGGGGCCGATAAAGGAATGGTTGTACCATTTCCCCACAAGCGCCAAAATCCGCCCCAGTTCATCAGGAGTGACTTTGCCGAGGAGTTTACAAACCTGTTCTCCCGTATTTCGGTCGAGCACATCGAAGCTGCTGTTGTCGTGTTTATCATGTGCAGGCGCTCCATCCAATTCGATGCCTTCCGCAATATCTACACCAATCACATACTCTCGTCGGGACTGTGGTTTGCGCCACAGCCGCAACAGTCCGTTGGGATTGGGTACATATGTTGGCTGCCGTACACCAACGTTATCTTCCACTTCCACCAGATTCCCTCTAATTGAATCGGTGGGGTTAATATTATCGACTGCGGTGGGGCTAAAAAACGCATTCCCTGACGAGCGAAAGGCTTCGGCGGCAGAGAGGGGATATTGCTCCCTAAATAGCGCAGGATCGCCCTTGCACTTATTGACGGTGGCCCAACGGCGAAACTCAATCTGCTCCAGGCTTAGTTCATATTTAGCAACAAGTTTACGTTCTTCTTCGGTGAGCCGAACGGCGTATTTCTCTGCAACAATGGGCAGAGGCATTACATATTCCCCATGATCCTTAAAACTCAAGAAAAGTTTCTCATACACCGAATCCGGCTTGAACCACTCTTCATAAAACCACCCCTGCTCACCATTAGCCACACCCTCTAAAATAATCATCGTATCGGGAACGAAGGGAACTGCGTTCAATAGTCCAATGACGGCATCGGTGCAGCCTTCCGGCCAGCGGGGGACTTCGCTAAGCAGTAGGTTGCGGATGGTGAAGGAGTGGCCTGCGCTAGTTTTACCGGCAGTTTCAGAGATGATCCGACCATCGTGAGGAGGAGCAAACTTCAACTCCTTGCGATTTGATGCAACCGTTTTGAGCTGCGCTGTCTCACTTTCCGGCAGATAGTTATAAAATCGCTGCTGCATCGAAAACAGATGTTCTGAGGAATCACCATCCATCGAAACAATCATACTGATGCCGCGCCCAAATCGAGCGGCGTGGAAAATGTTGGCACAACTGGTGGTGCTCACATACGTTTGTCGTGGTTTGAGTATCTGAATACGAATGGGCCTGCGCGCTCGCCGCTGCCTGTCAATAGCTTCTTGAATCTTTACCTGATGCCACTTTAGTTCAAGTGGAATAGTTTCAGCGGTTGCCTTATCTTCAATGCGCAGACAGTCCTTAAAATACTCACTAGGCTTGTGACGCCAAACGATTTCGCTGGGGATGCTGGGCACGGTTAATTTAAAGCCTTTTTATCAATGGGCTGCGGCTTCAAATCCTGCGGGGTGATGCCATTCAACTCATACGCCAGCACCAACAACTCTTGCGGTGTCATAGCAGTCATAGGCTGCGCGGGCTGGCTGACTTCTAGTTGGGATTTGGGCTTTGACTTGGTGAACTCAAGAAACATCGACATCGCCTTCAGACGGGTCTGTGTAGCTTCAGTGCGGTTCTTGATGATGCCCAGCAAAACTTCCGTCATCTGTGTTTCTTGATTAGCCGCTGCCCAATCCATAAAGTTTGGACGAGGTTCCGGCAATGTTTCATACTGCTGCCGCAGCTCATATATTTCGGTAGTGATCTCTTCCAGAATTGCGCCCTTACGGAGCCGGTTGTCTGTGCGGATGCGTCGGGGCTTCAGATGGATTTCGTCAGGCATCAGATCACCTCTTTCGCCAGCATGAAACTTGCATCCAACCATCTCGTAATACACCTTGTCCTTCTGCTGGATGGGGGTGCCGTTGTAACGGTAGTAGCCAGTTTCACTTTCACCCTTCGGTGGCTTTGGTTGTCCCTTACGCATCAGACTTTTCGTAGAGGGGAACCAAGTATTGCTCCGTCAGATAAAGCTCATCAAAGGCGGCACTCAACTCTTCACTCAGCCGCACCCGCTTGTTGGTGATGGGGACGATAAGCTCCCAACCTGCGTCGGGCCGCGCTTTCTCAGCCCGCAACCATAGGACCGGGGGGTTCGTATCCATTGGGGGCGGCTGCGTCAACCTGATGAGGTACATTTTCTACCAAATTGTGATAGGCAATAACGATGTAGATGGCGAGTTGACGGAGTTGGTTGTCAGACAGGGCGATAATAATAGGAGCAAAGGTTGATTCGTCTTGCAGTGTGTTCGCGGGTGCGGGCATATTAAAGCCGTAAACATTACTTGGGGGGTTCATCCTCGTGTCACCATCGGCCCCCGCCCATCTGTGGCAGCATCTTCAACCGTCCGTTGCGGTATCGCAATCACGGTTCCTTCGATAGCCTTCTTGTCACTGTTAATGTAAGCGATGAAAGCCATCGCTGCACCTGTTAGTAACCCAGAGCCCACCGCCATTGCAATAGTAGACCCTGCTACCAAGGCTGCACCACTGGCTGTGCTTGCTCCCAATATATAGCTGGCTGTCATGGAAAAAATAAGACGTGCCCATCTCTGGAGCGAGTTCCCATTCCGCAGGCCTAGAATAACTTGAGCTACAGCCGAAAAGGGGTCCACTCATTACGCCTGCGGCTTATGAACTAGCGCCAGGATGGCCGCAATCCCCGCAACGATGGCGGCAATGTTTGGATGCGAGCCGATGAAGCCGCCCACGACCGCCTGTGCCGCATCGGATTGAAGGACAAGGGTAACGAGCGCAACCACAGCGGCAATGATTTTGGTGACGTTACTCATTCGGGCTCCTTGGTTGAGGTGGAGAAGGGACGTTCAAAAATATCGTCGTTGGTTAGCTTTTGCTGCCAACTTGGTTGGGAAGACTGTTGATTTATCTGATTGCTGCATTGTATGCAAGGCATCGGCTGACAGGCGAAGAAGCAACGGGTCTCGCCACCGCAGACAGGACAAGTGTAACGAGTTTCATCGCAAGCAGTTTCAATGTGCTGTTCATTCATAAAGGGGAGTCGGCCCCTATTGATCTGACGCGGGAGGGGGTGGCATCAGGGCAGCGCCGGGGCCGACAATCGTGCCGATATTTATTACTTCGCCCCTGAGAAGGTGCGGGGCAAGCCGCCTCGGCGTGGCGGGAAGGCGATAATGACGGTGCAGGATGAGCAGGATGGGTAAAAAGTTCCCCAAACTGGGGGATGACGGCGGTGACGTTGCCCACCATATCAACCCCATCTACCGAATTTTGTACAGTTCGTGGCGAAATGTGACACCCTTGAACTGCATTGACGTAGCCGAAATAGATGTCTTGGTCGCTGAAGGCCACGATTGCCCCTTCTCGTGACCATTGTAACCCGTATTCAAGAGCTGTCAAGTCCCCTGCCTCTGAGTGGCTTGACGAAGATTGCGTGCGTCCTGAGCCGCCCTAACGCGTTGGCGGGGCATTGTAGGCGGTATTCGCAGCTAATGTGGTGAAGTGGCAGTGTTTCAAAATTACCCATTTTGGCAGAAAAGGGGCCCACACCCACCCTTTTACCCCACCCCGTCGATGCGCCCAGCCGGGGGGTGGGGGCAGCCAGCCCTCGTTTGCCCAGCAACGCAAGGCGGGGGAAGAGGCTGTTAAACGTGTGGCGTATAGTCTGGAATTTTTTCAGGGGGGGGGGCACTGCTTGTTGGAACGCTACTTGGTGGCTACTTGCAGAAGCACGAGTAGTATCCGCAACTCGCTGAATCCACAGCGACGAAGCTACTTGAGTACCAGAGACCAGATATGAAGCTGAAATGCACCTACGCGGACCCGAAGGGGCCGGGAGATGCTACCTATGATATATCATATATTGCTGCGGGGTGGGCATTCGCAGCATTGGCGAGCAGCGTGCCCACCGCACGTTAGTGGCCACTCTAACCCGGCCCTATGAAAATACATAGTCTACGGGTTTGGACACTGTGTCTAACTTACCACACTATGGATAGAAACGACCCATCTTAGGTAGGCCGCTACACAGTAACTCCGTCGCCAACAGTCGTTGCATTTTAGCACTCCTAGTTGTCAACTATCGTCGGCCTTGCGTCGTATTCCCTTGACATTATTCCTGAGTGTGCGGTAAGGTTGCGCCTGCCGTAGCAGGTTAGGAGAGTTTGACAGATGCGATTCTGGATATACTTTCGTGGCACACGCAACGGAGAGCATATTGAGGCGGCTTCGATGCTGGCGGCTAAATGGATATTCGCTTATAAGCACGGCCTCGCCTCAATCAGTTACATTGCCGGATCAAAACGAGCGTAGCAAACGGGAGAACACGATGCGTAAACACAAACTTAATTGCGACCAGTGCGAGATGCTCAGTATCAACGGTGTGGCGTGCCATGAAACAGGGTGTCCCAATAGCCGCAAGCGATTCATTCCTGAGACCGGATTGTGGGCGCGTGTCTATGTCTGCCGGGAGTGTGGATCAGAAGAGCTTGAGGGATACGTTTGCTGTGCTGCCTAGCTCCTGCGTCAATCCCATTCGCTGAGTGGGATTGGCGAAGTAGCTACGATGTAAACGGGAGGATGTATGCCGCACACTGACAACTCTCTAGGAACGAATCGCTGTAAGGATTGCAGCAGCGTGATACACGATACGCGCCTTGTGTGCGATTACTGCAAGGCGTTACGCTGCGAGGATCGCAAGGGCAAGCCGAATGGAGCGTAACCTCGCACGCACAAGCGGGAAACGGGAGGGAATGGAGATGAGCAAAGTTAAGACAGCGGAAAAGGATTTTCAGCAAGTGACCGACGAGTACGCCAAGCAGCGTATCGAGTCCATGCGTGAGGAATTGGCAGACGAGGAACAACGAGAGCGTATCTCATCCGAAGGCGCGTTGACTGTTGAGGTTCGTGCTGACTGGCACATACCCGAAGATCGGGAATCAGGCAATCCCAATGAATACAAGATTCTGCTGGGTTGGGGCGGGCCAGCATCGCAAATCATTGGCGACCTTTCAGAGTGCGGCGAGCCTGAGAATGCCCGCTTTCAGTATCAAGACTGGTTTAAGCCGTGGACCGATGCACGATTGTCGGACGAAGATACGAAAACACTATTGGAGTACGCTCGCCAGTTTTACTTTGGTGAGTAACGACTTCCCCTCGCCCGTTTCCTTCCCGTTTCGG